ATCCATAATAATTTTAGATCCCAGTCCTTCTCGAACACCAATCTCACAAGTTTTATAACCTTGACAGTCAAAGTCCTTAGACCATTTATCCAATAAATCATAATCTGTACTATCTCCTCTGATCATCTGTTTTTTCCTTTTCTCTTAGTTTAGATTGTAAATAAACTTTTTGTTTAGTTAACATATCAACTTCATCATTTAATTTTTTAATAACTCCGTTTAATTCTTTAACTAATTTAGACTCTAACAAAAGTCTTTCTGTTTTTATTCTATGTCTTTGTCTCTCTTGTTCAAATGTATTTTTATCCATTATTTCTCCTTGACTATGACACATCGGACATTGTTCGATTATGTCTTTCGGGTCGTCTACTGATTTCTTCACTTTTATATAACCATTGCCAAGGCATCTTTGGCAAATTGTCTTTGTTTGCATATCGATTCTCCATTCTTTCAATTGTTTCATATACTCTTTTCTTAACTATTTTAGGTTCTAGTTCAGAGTATTCACATATTAAATCAAAATCTTCATGATTAAACCACATTTCTTCTACTGAATATGATTTTCTCATATCAAATTTTATTTGAAGTTCTTTTTTCTTTAACAAATCTTCAATTCCAACAGTCAAAACATTTCTCCATAACACTGTTATGGGATCTTTTTTAGGATTTAGATCTATTGTTTTTGAAAATAAACTACTTAGAGAGCTTGCCATTCATCTTCCTCACTTTCTCGTTGATTATAATATCTAAAGCCTTGGCCCTTGAAACCGAAACCTCAGGTACAATTACCTTTCTTATCTTATCGAGCTTATCACAACTAGTGTGTGAAAGAGCGACAGATTTATATTTACTTACGTCCGTCATTAATATATCCTTTCATAAATTTATATTACAATATTTAATATAGGATAATTATAAACTATTACAAGATTAAGTCAATGAAATTTTTTCTCACAATATACATTTGTTCAGTAGTAACGCAGCAGTGCGCTGAAGTACCTTTTGAAAAACATGAGTATAATAGATTTTATGATACACACGCAGAGTGTGTACAAAAAGGACTCGGTGAGTCTTACTTTATATTGTTTGATGGTGAGTTATTTACACAAGATGTAGTAAATACTATGGAACTTTATCCTAAATTTATGTGTGAAAAAACAGACAATAAAGAGAAGCCTGAGGCCTGAACCCTTTAGCCTTTACCTTGGCCCTTATAACGTCGTGTACGCTTCTGCCTTTTTTCGTTCTTATTTAATGATTTCTTATGTTGACGGCTGCCTCTTTTCTTAGGCTTATCTCTTACAACATGATCTTTAAATTTTTTTGCCATTATTTAATATAGTTTTCTTTTATCCATTTTTTATCAGACTCATCTAATTTTAGATATCTAATTCTGCCATTGATGTGTTGTTTTGTATCATGGCCGCAGTTAGTACATCTATAGAAATCTGAAACGATTGCAACTAAAATTGAATCTTCTTCACACTCTTCACAGATACCATGTACGGTATCTATTTTATGAAATATTTTAAATTTACTCATGTTTTTATATTATATCTCCAAAGTGCTATCTTCAACACCAAATTTTCCAATTGGAATAATATTAAAAGCCAGCGATATTCTTTCTTGTTTAGATCTATATGTTTCTATTTTGTGATACATTTCTGATGGAAAAAATATTAAAGTATTTTTAGGAAATTTAAACATTTGATGTTCAGAATTTAATAAATTATATTCTGTGGGTGCTACATAAAAGTTTGCTGTGTACGGATTCCAAAATTGGATTTTAATTTTATTGTCTTCACCTTTTAAATATAATACTCCACTAAACATACAGTTCCTGTGATTATGCATTACCGAATCCTCCCCCTCTAAAGTTTTTGTAAACCAGGAAGTTGTTATTTTAAATTTATTATTTTTATATTTTAATATATCATGAGCATAGATATAAAACTGTTTCATTATTTTTTCTTTTAAATCTTTAAATATTTTATTTTCTAATATGTAATTAGACTCAGACCTTGATGAAGTAGCTATTTTTCTGAAATTAATTTTATCAATTTTCTTCATAATGTTTTTATTAAATTTTAAATTATGAATAAAAATTATTTTTGGAAATAAATTAAAAGTTTCGTATTGCATTTATTCTTTCTACAAATTTTAAAGTCACATCATTACATGAAAAATTAAAGGACACAATAGTCTTTCTTTTATTTGTTTTTAAAGACGGAGCTCTATGTATATAAATACTAGGAAATATTATCACATCTCCTTCTTTTGCTTCAACAGTTATTAATTTTTCAGCTGTTGGTTCAACAATTTGTGTTCTTGGAGAATCTTTAAATAGTTCTAAGTAATATACTCCAGTAAAACTATGCCCATGAATATGCCATCCATGAGTATCTTCTTTAAAATATTGTTGAAACCATAAATCATTTATTTCAACACCTTTTAATCCTATTTCATTTACTTGATTTTCAAAATTATTGTGAAGATCTTTTACTAAAAGTTGAACCCATTTTCTTTTAAAATTATTTCTATTGTGCCAATCTAATCTAGATATAGAATCTGTATATTGATAGTCTATTTTTTTTAAAGAATGTGTAGGTTCTTCATCTATTAATTTTAATAATTCTTTTTTTATTTTTTTATGACATTTTAATCTTTGTTTTAAGATTGGAAAATTAAAATTAGTTTTCATTATTCTTATACCATGCAGCTACGACATATCTTGTTTTGTTTTTAACTTCTTTGACTCCGTGCGTGTAATACTTACCATCAAAAAATAAAGCTCTGCCTTTTTTAGGTTTAAAAATTGTACCTTCTTTAAAATATGTCTGTCCCCCTTCAAAATCATCATTTAAATAAAATATTGAAGACAGGGTAGTTTTATTACTAGCATCATCCACATGTAATTTTTGATGTGAACCTATTGGCCATTTTACAATTTGAAACCAATCTATTTTTTTATTAAAAAATTTAAGAGCTTCTTCTATTTTTAAAATTAAAAATCTAATATTTTGATCATTAATATTTAATGGTAATGGAAAAACATCTCTAAACTGAAATGCATTGTGTTCGTTTTGTTTGTAAAAATTAATCAAAAAACCACACTCTTTTTTTGATAAAAAATTATCCGATATTAAAGTTTTCATGTTTTAATTTATATAACCAAAATAATAATACTAATCTAGAATTTTTATCATCACCAAAATAATTCATAGCCGAGTGTGAAACATTACAAGGATACATAACTAACCTATTATATAAATTACTCATAACAATATCAGTATAAAATGTATCATCAGATTTGTTATAAACAAAAGTTTGAGTTCCCGTGTGTAATGGAGCGTTTGGTGTTAAATAAATTAAACCTGCTACAATTCCTTCGTCTTTGTGTACACGGTCATTCTTCCATTGTGTATCTTCTTTATCTTTTAACCTTGTTTTATGAAAAAACAAATCTGCTTTATATTCAAAGTTATTTATACAATAATAATTAGAAATTATTTTTCTACAAATTTCATCAGCTAAATTAGAATCTATATCTTTCACTAAACAACTTCTTATACCTTCAAAGTGTTGATTTTTTTTTCTCTTTTTATATTTTTGTTTTAAAGCTAATCTCCTAACCTCGTCGGGATTATCTAAAAAATTATCCACCACTAAAACTTTCACAAAATTATACTAAATCTACTGCCTTTCCTATTATTGGTTTGTATTTAACTTTCTTATCTTCTCTATACGCATGTAAGAACTGTCTTCTTGGCTGATATGGTATGTAACTTGCATGTATCCATCCAGAGTTAGGTTCTCCTGGCGTATAAAATTCTAAAATTAATTGATCTGTCTCTAAGTTTTTATGTATCCAATCTGCCAGTTCAGCATTGTCAGTTCCAATACATTCGAAGTCTGCAGCTTCGGCTTTTGCATGCTGTGAATTTTCTGAGCTACCGATTGCACGACATAATTCCGGAGCCCTGAAGCCTGAGGTAACTTTCACTCTACCGAATTGATCACGTACCGGTTGCAATACATTTTCACATAATTGTTTTAACTTATCAATCTGATCACCATTAGGATTGTTATCAATGTTTAACCGGATCGCTGTATCCGATTTAATTAACTCT